GTAAAGGAGATTGTTTTTGGTGTTTATGCTGAAATAATGTAATTTAAAAGAGAGATATGGAAAGAGAGAACTTTTATCAGATCATTGATGATCTAGAAGCCTTCGCAGAGAAGATAGGAAGCGAATGGATGAAGGAAAGACTAGCGATGCTAGAGGTACAGATAATTAATCAATCAACTAAATAATCATGAAGACAAGTAAAGTTGTAGCGGTAAATCCGCAAGGGGACTATCAGTTAAAGGATGGAAGAACTTTATACAAGTTCGTTCTAACTTTTGAGAATGGAGATACAGGAGAATACTCTTCAGTAAAGCCAGATCAGAACAAGTTCGTAGTAGGTCAGGAAGCGGAGTATGAATTGAATGCTACGCAGTATGGTAACAGAATCAAGCCTGTATATTCTCAGGGTGGTGGTTTCTCTGGAGGAGGATATTCTAAAGGTAACTACTCAGCAGGATCTGATGATAAGCAGAAGCTGATTGTAAAGCAATCCTGCCTTAAAGCAGCAGTTGATCTCTTAAAAGACAAAGGTGCTAAGAGTACAGATGTTTTAAAGATAGCTGACTCTTTTGTGAGTTGGGTATTGGAAGAAGATAAGAAGGAGACTTCATATGATAATCATTTCTCATCTAGAGAAGAAAAGATACAAGTAGCGAATGCTATTGTAAATGGTCAAGATGATGATTTACCATTCTAGTTGATTGATTGTGTTAGGTAGAGAGGGGTAGAAATGCTCCTCTTTTTTTTTCTCAGGATCTGAGATATTAAAAATATAGTGTTAATTTAGAGGGATGATTCATAAACACATAATACAATCAAATAAGACTATTCGCTATCTGGAGAGAGCGAGAGAAGGAAAGATCTCAGAGGCTTCAAGATTTGGAGTAGGAGAGATAGATGATCATTTAAGATTTAAGAAGGGAAACTTCATAGTAGTAACAGGACACGCTAATGTTGGAAAGACTCACACGATGACTTACCTTCAGTTGCTCCATACCTTAGAGAATGGAACGAAGTGGCTTATCTATTCCTCAGAGAATGAGGTTCAATCACTCCAGAGGAAGATCATTGAATTCCTAGCAGGTAAGCCAATCAATCAGATAGATGAAAGAACATTCTGGAGACACCATAGCTTTGTGGAGGGACATTGGGCATTCCTAGATTCAGAGTTAATAGTCAATGCTTTTGAGTTATTAGATATCGCTAGAGAGGTATATGATGCTTGGGAGTTTCAAGGGATGATGATAGATCCTTATAACTCGCTAACCATTAAGAAAGAAGATGTAGGTAAGGGGATCTCAACTCATGAATATCATTATGAGGTAACAAGCCATATTAGAAAGTTCTGCAAAGAATATGGTATTACTACGATCCTGAATACACATCCTGCAACACAGGCACTGAGACAGGTCCATAGAGGATCTCACGAATATGCTAATCATACGATGCCTCCTATGGCTTCAGATGTTGAAGGCGGTGGTAAGTTCGTGAATAGATCGGATGAATTTTTTGTGATTCACAGGTACACTCAGCATCCTCAGGATTGGATCTTCACAGATATTCATGTGAGGAAAGTGAAGGAGTTGGAATCTGGAGGTAGACCGACACCATTAGATTCACCGATCAGGATGGAATCAACACAGGGTAATTGTGGGTTTAGAATTAATGGAATAAATTTGGTAACTAAAGAAAGAGAAATTGATGGATCTCCATTTTGAGGGTAATAGGCTATACTATATGGAAAAGGAGTCAGAGTTGTATAAGGCTCTGGATCACCTTAGCAAGGAGTTGAGTGATCAGAAGACTATGACTAAGGAGGATATGTGGGAAGTATTCCAGATACTCGCTGATTCAGCAGCAGTCTATAGACACATCACAGATTACTTTACAACTCTAGACAAACTGATCCTAGATGCTAGGATTGAGAATGGGAAATTAAAGCAGGAGATGTATGATCTGAAAAAAGAGAATCATAAATTAACTGAGATGTTAAATAGAGAGATGGATGGATTTTAAGAGGAAGATGAATAATGGTCAAAGGTTTGAGATAAGTGGGATGGAGTTTATATGTATAGAGACTCACGCTTATTTGCAAACTAGGTTAGATAATGAGGAATCAGATATTGATGTAGGATGTAGCTATTACATAGTAAGGAACACATCAACAGGGAAACTACACAGAATCCCATTTCAAAAGATAATAGATAAAGAGAAAGAGATAACATGGAAGATTTAAGTATTGTATTGAAGGAGTATTATGAAAAGATTGTAATCATTCCAAGAAATACCAGAGAATTGGATCAGGTCTATGCAAGATCCGCTATGATGGTAGCGATGAGAAAGTATATGACCTTACATCAGATCGGCAGGATCTTTGGTAAGAATCACGCTACTATTCATCACGCAGTAAAGAATCACGAGCAGAATCATAATTGGAGTGAGATGTATAGATATTATCATTCTATAGCTAATGATATCCTGTTAGAATGCCC